CTTCGATGCTGCAACCGAGTCGGTACGCACCGCGACCACCGACCCCTACACGTTCGACCACACGCCGACGGGGACGCCGCGCGGCATCGTCCTAACGTCGGTTCACGGCACGTCGAGCACCGATCACATCTCCTCGGTCACCTACGGCGGCGTGTCGATGACACGTTCGCGCACGGACACGGATACCGCGAACGAGCCTGGACGCTCGGAGTTGTGGTTCCTCGGGGCGTCGATCCCCACGGGCACCCAGACCGTCTCCATCGACTTCACGTCGGCGACGACGGACGACTTCCACTTCGTCTGCATCTCGCTTACCGCGGACACCGACACGGAGCTGGTGGACAACGACGGGCTGGGCGAGAACCAAGCCAACCCGTCGGTGACCCTGCAATATGCGGGACGTACCTGCATCGCCATCGCCGCGCTGTACGGGGGCTCGGGCGCACCGACCGACTTCACGCCTAACGGAAACTGCACCACCGTCCATGACCACGACCTCGGCGCGTTCTTCTCCGAGACCATCCGCCAGACCACGCCGGGAACCGCCGACTTCGCCATCGGCGGCACGTTCGCGAGCGACGACGTCGCCTACAGCGCGGCGGCGTACAGCGAGGTCGTGTCTGTCCTCGAGCCGCTCGTCGCCGGTCAGCCTCACTTCGGGGAATGGACCTGGGAGGACGATCCGACCGAGGACTACACCGGGACACACGAACAGAACGAATGGACGACCGTCGGACCGGAAGCGGGCACCGAGGTCTTCGCCTCTCAACCGCATCACGGCGAATGGCTCTGGGCCGCCGACGACCTGGACGACTACACGCAACTACCGGACGAGGGCGCGTGGATTTCCCTGTTCCCCGGCGCGGTCGTCGAGCCGGACGAGACGCTGGCAGCGCAGCTCGCCTACGGCGACTGGATCATCGAGGAGGAAGCCCCAGCGCACGATCAGCCAGGCGACGACCTCGCGTGGGCCGTGGACTTCCCGGTCGCCTCCATCGAGGTCTACGCCGCGCAGCTCCACTACGGAGAATGGCTCTGGACGGGCGAGGAGACCGAGGACTTCACGCCGCTACCCGATGACGGCTGGATGGCCGCCGTCGTCCCACCCGCTGCCTCGGATGCCGACCTCGCCTCGCAGCCGCACCTCGGCGAATGGCTCTGGGCCGGTGACGAACCCGAGATCGAGCTGGCGAACGATACGGCGCTCGACACGTCCTACGCGCCCGACTTCGGCGAGGCGGGCGTCGAGGTCTACGCGGCGCAGGCGTTCGCGGAGTTCACCTTCGAGGCGGATGAAGCTCAACCCGAGATCACGGGCGACGACCTCGCCTGGTTCTCCGGCCTCGCCGCTCCGGCGGAACCGGATGAGACCCACGCGGCGCAACCTACCTACGCCGACGTCCCCTACGCCGAGGAGCCCTACGAACCGGATGCCTTCGCCGACGACCTCGCGTGGCTCGCTGGCCTAGCTGCGCCCGCTGAACCTGTCGAGACGTTCGCCGCCCAGCCCGCGTTCATCGAGTTCGAGATCGAGACTGACGAGCCGATGCCGACGTCTTTCGAGGAGGCGTGGCTGGTCTTCATCCCCGCGGCCGATACGGAGGTCGCCGCTGCCCAGCCGCCGCCGGATGTCCTGGCCTTCGCCGAGGATGAGGTCGAGCACTTCCAACCGCTCGATGATCTCGCCTGGCTCATCTCCATCGGCGTCGATCCCGAACCCGTCGCCGCGCAGACCGAACCCGCCTGGCAGGACTTCGGTGAGGATGAGACGCCCGATGCTCCGCTCGACGGGCTGGAATGGCTCACGTTCGTCGACATCACGGCCGAACTCACCGCTGCCCAACCGCTCGACGTGACGTTCGACTTCACCGATCCCGATCCGATCGAGCCGACGCCCGCGTACGCGACCGCGTTCCTCGCACCATCCGCCCCGCCCGTCGTCGTTCCATCGCTCTCCGCGCTCTCCGACTCAGGTGTCGATGTCGCGGTGCTGGCCGATCCGGGTATCACGAAGGGATAGAATCCGCCCATGGCGACCGTCACCGTGAACATCACGAAGGCCGACGAGTGGTTCGTTTCCGAGGACAAGCTCCTCACCTTCACGGTCCGCAACTCCGCGGGCGCGGTCGTGAATATCACCGGCTGGACGCTGGAGTACGTCCTGCGCCTAGCGCCGTCGCACCCGACGAAGAAGCTGACGAAGACGACGGGCACGGGCATCACGATCACGGACGCGGTGAACGGTGTCCTCCAGGTCGACGTCGACTCCGCCGATACTGATCATCTGCGCGCCGGGACGTATTGGCATGGGCTTGCCCGGACGAACGCCGGGGCCTACGACATCGTTCTCGACGGGACGGCGGTCCTCCGTCGATCCGCGGCCAGCCTACAGTCGGCGGTCTAGCGTGAACCTGCTCATCGGTGGGGCCTATGCGGTGTCCGCCGGTCTGATCGTCTACGCGATCGAACGCGGCTACGTCACACGCCACGACGGCTTCCGCTATCTGTTCGGCTGGGCGCTCCTCGGCGCGGGTCTCGCGATCCTCGCCGTCATCCTGCACCGGAAGGAGGACAAGTGACCTTCGAGTATTCCAACGACCCGGCGATCTCGACGAAGGACGAGGTTCGGTTCCTGATCGGAGACACCGTCGAAGACGACGCGCAGTTCCAGGATGAGGAGATCGAGTTCCTTATCACGTCGGAGGGCACGGCGATCGCGGCGGCCCTGCGCGGGGCCCGAGTCCTCGCCCTCCGGTACGCGGGCCTCGTGGATAAGTCGGTCGGCGATCTGAAGCTCAGTTACTCCCAGCGAGCCAAGGGCTACGCCGACACCGCGGATCGCATCCAGTCCGGAGGGGGAACGGCTCGCCCGGTTCCCTACGCGGGCGGTATCTCTGTCGCCGACAAGATCGCGACCGAGGAGGACGACGACCGGGTCCAGCCCGGGATCGAGCGCGGCCAGGACGATAACCGCGGAGTCAACCGGGACGGGCCGGTACACGACTGGTGGTTGTGATGGCATTCGAGACCGACTTCCTCGACCTGATGCGCCAGGCCGTGACGGTGAAGCACTACACCGACGCCGCCGACTCCTACGGGCAGCCGACGTTCGGGACGTCGGTCTCGGTAACGTGCCGCGTGGTGCAGCAGCCGAAGCTCATCCGGGCGGCGGACGGTCGGGAGATCGTCTCCCAGGGGCACCTCTGGACGGCGGGCTCGGCGGGCGTTCTCGTCTCCGACGAGCTGACGCTGCCGGACGGGACGAAGCCGAAGATCCTCCGCGTGGATCACTTCCCGGACGAGGACGGCGTAGTTCATCACGAGAGGGTCTGGTTCTGACGCATGGCGAGCGGTGTCGGAATCTCGATCACGGGCCTGTCGGCACTCTCGCGGAAGCTCGCGGCCTCCGCGGCGAAGGCCGACCTCGCGATGGGCGCGGCGATCTACCAGGCTGCGCTCTCGATCTTCGCGGAGTCCCAGCGGATAGTCCCGGTGGACACGGGCTCGCTCCGCGCGTCCGGGCATGTGAGGCCGCCGACGAAAGTGACCGGCGGTACCGAGGTCGAGATCGGATACGGGGGCGCGGCCGCCGGGTATGCGCTCTACGTCCACGAGATCACGACGAGCTACCATGCGCCTCCGACCCGGGCGAAGTACCTTGAGGAACCGATGCTAGAAGCGGCTGGACACCTGGAGGCGACCATGACGGCGAACCTGCGCGGCATCTTCGGGGGGACGCCGTGAGCGAAGTCCTCGACGACCTCGGCGCATACATCGACGCCTCGACCGCGCTGACGCTCGGGACCGATCTGTTCCTCTCGGTGATGCCGGAGACCCCCGACGCCTGTACCGCCGTCATCGAGACCGTGAGCCCCGCGCCGGTCGATACGTTCGGGGCGAGCGCCATACCGACGATCGAGATGCCGCGGGCGCAGGTGCTCACCCGTCACGCTCGCCCGGATATCGCGAAGACGACGAGCCGAACTGTCTGGGCCGCGCTCGGCGCGATCCCGGAGGGCGTGCTCGGCGGTGGCGATAAGCGGTGGCTGCGCTGCGAGTTGTTGCAGTCGCCGTTCCTCGTCGGCCGGGATGAGAACGACCGGACCCTGGTCGGCTTCAGCATCCAGGTCTGGAAGGCGACGGCATGAGCGAGGTCGGCGAGAAGATCCTCGCGAC